ATCCTGGAACCAGGCAGGCAGTTCCTCCACAACTGGCATCATGATTTGATCGCGGAATACTTAGTAGCCTGCTACCGTAGACAGATCAAACGCCTGATCATCAACATCCCGCCACGCTATACGAAATCGAATCTCGTAACTGTTGCGTACCCGACTTGGTGCTGGACTAAACGCCCGGAAGAACGGTTCGTTACGACGAGCTATTCGAGCAGTCTTTCGACGAAGCACTCGGTTGACCGTAGAACTCTGGTCGAGAGCGCCTGGTATCAGCGCGGCTGGGGGATGAATTTCCAGCTCTCTACTGATCAGAACATGAAAACAGAGTTCCAAAACAACAGGCGCGGTCACATGACAGCGACCTCGATGCACGGCACTGCTACCGGTAAGGGCGGAGATCAGATCATCGTAGACGATCCGCACGACGCGATGAAGGCGGGATCTGATACGATCAGGCAAAGCGATATCGAAGCGTTTGATCAGAAGTTCACAAGCCGTCTAGACGATAAAGAGAACGGCGTAATCATCCTAGTCATGCAGCGCCTTCACGAGCGCGACCTAACAGGTCATCTTCTAGATCAGGCAGGCTGGACGCATCTTTGTTTGCCAGCTACCGCAGTAGAATCAAGCCGCATCGTGTTTCCGATCTCAGGCAAGGTAGTCGAGCGCAGGGAAGGCGATATCCTCCATCCCAGGCGCGAGGACAAAGCTCAGCTCGAGAGCGCGAAAGAGTCGCTTGGCTCGATGGCGTATCAATCGCAGTATCAGCAGGATCCTAGACCCCAAGAAGGCGGCTTCTTTAAGCGCGAGCACTGGCGCAGGTTCCGTGAGCTCCCGATGGAGCGGCTTAAGACCGTGCAGTTCTGGGACTGTGCCGAGAAGCCAGGGATCTCAAACGATTACTCGGTCTGCATGACCTGGGTTCAGACCCTATCTGGCTTCTATGCGATCGATCGGTTTCGCGAGCGCGTAGCGTTTCCGGAGTTAGAGCGCGCATGCTTGGATCAGTACAACCAGCACAAGCCCCATGCGGTTGTGATCGAGGATAAGTCAGCGGGTACGCAACTCATCCAGAACCTGAAAGCCAAGACCACGCTCCCGATCCTGCCCTATCAGCCAGGGGTTAACTCGAAAGAGGTCAGGGCCGGTGGCGCGGTTCCTACTCAGGAAGCAGGCAATCTTTATCTCCCCGATCAAGCGGCCTGGGCCGAGGAGTTCATCTTGGAGCACGAACGCTTCCCAAACGTCGAGCATGACGATCAGGTAGATACGACTAGCATGATGGTCGAGCACTTCAAACAAGGGCAGGCGCCCAGGATCAGAAGACTGTGAGCACGAGCACAGGGAAACTTATTGGCGAGCCGATCAAACGCTTAGACCTAAGCGCAAGAGAGTACGCGCTCGAGGAATACTCGCGAGACGAGGATGTGGACGTAGCATCCATGATCGATGGCTACCGCGCGGGCTTTGAGTCAGCCCGTATCGCGATCTCGGTTCTAGTCAGAGACGCTAAGAACGTGGATCCCGAAGTATCGCGCGAGCTAGCTAAGCGGATCGAAAGCTTAGGCGATGAGCCAGTTACGCGAGAGGAACTTCCGGTTACTAACCTAGTCGAGAGCAGCGACGGACGCGTGCTTCCCTATTTCCTGGCCTGGCTTCTTGGCGTACCGATGTCCGTTCTTCTTCTGATCTATCTCATTCGGGGCTGCCGGTGAGGTTCGGGGACGCCTTTCGATTCCTCTTCTCTCGAAAGTACGCGACCGCAAGAAGCTACGTAGCTTATCAGGGCATGGGATCTCCGGTCTATATGCCAAGAAGCTACGAGTCGTTTACGAAAGAAGCGTATCAGAAGAACGTCATTGCTTATTCGTGCATTCAGTTAATCGCGACGTCTTGTGCTGGTATCCCTTGGATCCTCTACGACGCCAAAGGCGACGAGGTAGAAGAGCATCCTGTGCTTGAGCTCCTAGAGAACCCGAACCCCAGGCAAGGACAAGCTGCGTTCATGGAAGCTTTATCCGCCTATAAGCTTCTTTCTGGGAACTCGTTTCTCTTAGCAGGCAATAACTCGGACTCCTTGCCAGGCGAACTCTGGCTTTTAAGGCCAGATCGCGTAACCGTGATCCCTGGCGTAAACAGCATGCCCGCTGCTTATCGCTATAAGTACCCGGGCGTAAACGGGAGCGCGCCAGTAGAGATCACCTATCCGGTTGATCAGCTAACGGGAAAGAGCCCTGTTCTTCATATCAAGAGCTTTCATCCCTATAACGATTGGTACGGGATGTCGCCAGTCGAAGCGGCTGCAAACGGCGTGGACTCCCACAACGAAGCGGAAAAGATGTATCTTGCGCTTCTTCAGAACGGCGCACGCCCGTCGGGCGCCCTGACTATGTCAGGAACGTTAACCGACGAGCAGTTCACGAGGCTCAAGCGTGATATCGACGAGCAGTACTCAGGAGCATCAAACGCAGGTAGGCCGATGCTCTTAGAAGCCGGTCTTGATTGGAAGCAATTCAGCTTATCGCCTGATCAGATGAAATGGATCGAAGGGAAAGATACGAGCGCGCGGGATATCGCACGAGCGTTTCGTGTTCCTCCCATGCTTCTTGGTATCCCCGGCGATAACACGTACTCGAATTACCAAGTAGCGCGATTGGCGCTTTACGAGGACACGATCCTACCTGAAATGGATTCCCTAAAGAGCGCGCTAAACGCTTGGCTCTTACCTCTCTTTGGAGAGGACGAGGAATCTCTTTATCTCGATTACGATAAGGACTCGATCGATGCCCTTGCGCCAAAGCGAGAAGCGATCTGGGACCGGATCGATAAGACGACATTCTTAACCGTGAACGAGAAACGGGAGGCGATCGGATACGCGATGGGGATATTATTCTCGTACCGACGACGCATCAGCCTTTGGAGCTAGCTGCTCAAGGACCGGAACCCGTACCAGGGACCGAGCCAGCAGCGAACGATCCAAACGCCACACCTCCAGCTGATACTGGAAAGCAGGCTGACGTAGCGGAAGCGAAACTTTTTAATATCAGAAACAGCGAGGCTAGGCGTCAGGAGTGGAACCGCGTGATTCGTGCGCGCCACGGGTTCGAGCGTGATCTTCAGAAGGGACTGCGCGCGGTCTTTCACGTCGAGGGGATGAGCGTGAGACGCGCGATCCGAGGAAAGACGCCAGCCGAGGCGAAACAGGCAGCATCAAACGTGATCGATGATTTCAAGCCCCACTACCAAGACTTATTAGAAACGCATCTCTCGCGCGCGGGTCGGACGTTTGGACTCCGGGTCCTAAACGCAATGAAGAGCGAGGGCATGATCTACGAAACCAAAGCGACCGAGAACAGGTTCATTCAGTCGCTCATGGGTTGGATCCGAAGGCATGCGGGCGAACGGGTAGACGACTTATCGGATACCAGTAAGTCCCGGGTAAAAGATGCGATTAGTTCCGCTCTCGAGCAGGGCATGGAAGAAGGCGCTCCTACCCAGGCGGTAGCGGATCTCATTACGGAAAACGTCCAACAGGTGTACGAAGACTTCGATTCTTCACGCAGCATGACGATTGCACGCACTGAGATCGTGACGGCCTCAAACATTGCATCCGTGCAGGCTGCGAAGGCTACCGGGATCCCGGGGCTTAAGAAAGAATGGCTCTCGGCCGAGGACGAAAGAACGCGCGATAGTCACGCCAAAGCAGACGGGCAGCAGGTTGATCTCGATTCGACCTTTGACGTAGGCGATAGCGCGATGGAAGCGCCCGGGGATCCGAGCGCACCGCCTGAGGAGATCATAAACTGCCGATGCACCGTAGCCTACGTAGGAGAGGCCTAAAACATGAGTAAGGAATACAAGTGTTTCGAGTTTAAAGTGACCGAAGCCGACTCAAGCGACGACGTAGGCGTGATCGAGGGCTACGCATCGACCTTTGGGAACGTTGACCTTGGGAACGATATCGTCGAGAAGGGCGCGTTTAAGAAAACGATCAAGGATCAGAGGGGGATCTTTAAGATCCTGCTCGATCACGACCCATGCCAGCCCATTGGCTGGAATCTAGAAGCCATGGAAGACGACAAGGGACTTAAGGTCAAGGGCGAGATTCAGCTCATTACCGAAGCCGCGCGTAACCGCTATGCGCTAGCCAAGCGGGCTAAGGACTTATCGACTAAGATGGGTCTTTCGATTGGCTACACGGCCGTGAAGTGGGAGACGCTAAAGCCCGATTCAAAGCCAGAGAATTTAAACGCTTACGCGCCAGCTCGTTACGTTCCCCATGAACGAGCGCGCGACGATCACGGGAGCGAAAGCGCTAGACTATTTAGGTTTGATTGAGGCATTAAGGAGCCAGGACTTACCTAGCCTTAGAAAGGCACTCCGCGAGCACGAAGCGTTACTCGCCGCAAACGGAGCCGCCAAGAAAGAAATCGACCCGCAAATTCAGCAGTCGGTGGATCAACTCCTTCGAGCGATGCAGCCGTAGCGGCTCTTTCGCGATCTAAGGGGTAACTTGTACACACGCACGTTTCGGAAGCGCGTACGCGCGCGCCAAGCGTCGATGGGAGTGTTCAATGCCACCGGAAATCGAATTTACAGAAACGATCGAAAAGCTCGGTCGTGGTTTCGAGGAATTCAAGAAAGCCAATAACGAGCGCCTGGATCAGATCGAAAAGAAGAAACCGGTCGATCCGCTGCTCGAGGAGAAGGTCAACAAGATGACCCAAGACCTCGTGCAGCTCACGGAAATGAAGCAGAAGCTCGATCAAATGCATCTGGCGCTTAACCGCCCGGGCGCTGAAGGATCGGCTGGTCAGAAGGATAACGCGGAGGCCGAGAAGAAGGCTTGGAAATCAGCCTGGAATAAGTTCCTGAGGAAAGGCGAAGAGAAGCTAACGGAAGTCGAGCGGAAAGCCTTAACTGCACAGTCTGATGCTGAAGGCGGCCTCTTGATTCGCCCGGAATATGCGACCGAGGTGATTCAGAAGATCTTCCTGGCAAGCCCGATGAGGCAGGTGGCCGACGTGATCCAAGTCGGGTCGTCTAGCATTCAGTTCTTAACCGATTCGGGAGATTTCGAGTCAGGTTGGGTAGGCGAGATCGACGCAAGGCCAGAGACTGGAACCTCGACGGTCGCAGTTCAGTCGATCGTCGTTCAGGAGATGTACGCCAAGCCCTACGTCAGCCAAGGCATGATCGACGACGCCTGGTTTGACGTCGAGGGGTACGTAAACGATAAGATCGCTCAATCCTTCGCGCACAAGGAAGGCGACGCGTTCATTAACGGTACGGGAACGGGTCAGCCTAAAGGCCTACTTCAGTACGCCGCAGGTACTGGCGCGGGTCAGATCGAGCGCATCACGACTACGACCGCTGGCGTAATCGACGCGGATCAGGTCGTAGCCTGGGTCTTCTCGCTTAAGGCGTACGATCAGGCTGATGCCAAGATCCTTCTTCACCCAAGCGCAATCGGCGCGATCATGAAGCTTAGGTCCGGCACCGCTGGTGGCTTCCTTTGGCAGCCCAATTTCCAGGCGGGCAGGCCTTCTCAGCTCTTAGGGAAGGATATCTTCCTCGATGATCACTTCGCTACGGTCGGAGCGGGAGCGCAAGTAGGCGCGATCGGAAACTTCAAGCGTGGCTACAAGATCGTTGACCGCATCGGAATCCGGATGCTTAGGGATCCCTATACCGCTAAGCCCTACGTTGCGTTCTACGCCACGAAGCGCGTGGGCGGTGGAGCGCTCTTTCCCGAGGCCATCAAGATCCTAACAGTTCACGCGTAAGTCAGGCCTTTCCGGTCTACTTAAACGAAAGGAAGTGATTCATGGCAAACGAAAACGATCGGTTTAACGATCAGCCAAAGAATAACGAAGATCTGAACCGCAAGCGCGCTCAGGATCAAGCTCCCGCTAGGAACGATCAAGGCCAGGACGAAGGCGAAGAGGACGCGGGACGCGATCAGCACCCCATGCCCGATCAGCCGAAAGGCGAGGTCAGGCAGGGAACGGATGGCAGGCGTTATCACTACTCAAACGCAGATCAGACGCACGTTGCGCCTAAGCAAACGGTAGCCGAGATCGAATCCAAGACCGGGCGGAAGGATCTTAAGAATCCGTCTGCTCAGAACAAGTAGGAGTTGGAAATGAGCGAACGCGAACAGCCCGTTAGTCCCCCGTCTAGCCCGGAAGCGCCCAAGCCTGATTCTGGCGACGAGGGGAGTCCTAAGCCAGAGGTTCAGTCTCCTAATCCTAACCCAAGCCCCACGTCGCCCGGGCAGTCCGGCGCCGTGTGATTAGGCCTGGTTCGAGATAAGGCGTGGCCTTAAGTCTCGTCACAGCTCCCGCGCAGGAACCGATTAGTCTCGCCGAGGCTAAGAAGTTCCTGCGCGTGGATCACGATGACGACGACTCCTTGATCACGGATCAGATCAAGGCCGCACGCCAATGGGTCGAGGGCTATACCGGACGGGCGATGCTGACTCAGACCTGGGATCTCGTCTTGGATAGATTCCCGCTTCAGGGCAAAAGCAATTATTGCGATCCGTGGTGGGACGGTACGCGGCAAGCGGCGATCAACACGATTCATCCTGCCTCGCGAGATATCCCGATTCCGCTCTCGCCCGTTCAATCGGTAACAGGCCTCTATACGACCTCGATCGCAGGAGTAGAGAGCACGTTTGA